TTGCTACAGGTAAAGGTAAATCAATGACAGTACCATCAATACCAAATCGCCTATCAAGTGGCACAGAAAATTGGGTTGTCGAAATAATGGTTCGTACATTTTGAATAATTTCTGTAAGGATATCCTTAGGTGCAAAATCAATACCTTCAAGACGAGCGCTCACGTCAATTTGCATTTGTACCGCCTCCTTGTTTAGGTGTGATTACAACTTTAGGAACATCAGGGGCCTCCTTCAGCGTTACATTGATGGACGCAGATAATACATTACCTCGATTATCAATCGTATTCATCGCTGCGCTTATACTGGTGATCAGTAATTTGTGTTCACTGAAGGGCTTACCATTAATAATCAACTGTTCAGCTTGACCTTCTCGGCACATCTTGGCCACTTCCTCAATTTCTTTCAAAGGATCAACACCCAACAACTTATTAAAGTTCATCGTAAAGGTGATATCATCCCCATCAGGCCCCAAGAATTCAAGTATCGGCTTTTGCCCTATGATTTCGTGGGACGCTGTTCGTGCATTGACATTTCGTGCCAAAGCATCAAAGGTCCTCACTGTGTGAGAGGATGCCACGAACACAATTTTTCCGAAGCTTCCTAGTTGACGCTGTGGCAAGTACCCGCCCAGTCCAAACTTATCAGCTAAATTAGATAGGCGAGAGTAAGCCACGTCGCCTAATTGCGTATTTTGTAAATTCTTTAAACCTTGCGAATTAAGGTTCTTTTTATAGGTAGCAGCAGTGCTACCTAATTTACTTAACAATGATATGTTACTCACCTCCTATCAATTAGGTGTTCCGGTATTCCCTCCACCAGGAACTACTCCACCAGGAACTACTCCACCATGTGTATGGGATACTAAACTGATCCCGTTAACCACGACATCCCCTGAAGGAGCATTTATAGTTAGATTGCCGGTGCAATTAATAACAAGTCCTCCACCATCAGCATCATAGGAGATGGTGGAACCGTCCGCAAATTTGATGCCGTGGATATTTTGCCCCTTAAAAGAGGGCTTATCCTTGGCATTATACGTAGTGCCTAAAATATAGCCCTGGGACAAATTATTATTTTGAGGTAGGAATAAACATAATACCTGTTCACCAACTCCTGGCATCCAATAGTGTTTGTTATCTTGTGATCCATGAGAAAGTACTTCAAGTGGATACGACACTAAATCGTCTCGGTCCGGAAATGTTACCCTAGCCGTCATGGTTGAAGGGTCTGTACTAGATACGATTCCGTCACGAATTAAATTTTTTAGCGTTACACTAATATCCATCTAAGCACCTCCTTATATCCAAGCTTTGTGTATATCCGCCCCCTACCTTATGGGAGCATTTGCTAATGATATACTTACCGTCAAATTTACCGAATCCTTTCAAATTGATTGTGGCAGATGCGGCCAACACAATATGTCCAAGCATAGCGACTGAACCGGTGATTTCATTCTTATTCTTTTCGCGCAGCTTTTTCTTTGCCAAGCGTTCGGCTTCTGCTTGAGTCTCACATCCCTGGTTAACCTGTAGTATCTTGCCTTGCGTTTTATGAGGGTCCTTGAACGTATACTCAATATTACTCTTTTGTTTAGTACTCTTATGCTTTACGTGGCAGCCCCAATAAATATCCTTCAGGGAGGACTTTAGGGAATAGCTTCCTTGGTAGGGAATGATTTCCCCTAGTTCCTTAATTTGGTCTTCTGTAAGGTCCGTAGGCATTGGTCCCTTAATTAGCGTTGCAACTACTTTTTCCATTTCAAATTTTGTTTCATCAAAAATAATCACTTGCTTATCTGAAACCTTTAGCGCAAGTCCGTTATCCTTGCAGACTTTCATCAAGAATTCTAAATCCGATTGGTCTGACTGTTCGACACGGTCTAAATCAATCGTTTCTGGAGTATCATAAAATAATTCGAGGCCCGCACCCTTTGCAAGTTCCTCGGCGACAGCTTTGAGAGTGGTCTTCTCCCAAGACCTACTCTTCAGCTCTCCTCTTAATTTCGATTTATCTGGAACACTAACCGCCCCTATAGTGACTTCGTGAGGGGGATTTTTGCAAGTAATCTCGTCAATCTCAAATTGTCCGCATTTCATCTCTATCTCGTCACCGAGTTCATTCCAATTGTAGAATACGATTGATGCGGTTAACTTTGCCCCTTTTTCAGGGAACCAGTCAGACATCCAAATTTCTTCTATATCATGTAGTGTAATTGATATATCATCAGCCTCTCCCGACATTACATCGTTAAAACTGAAGTCCTTTAAATAAGGAACTAGGTCTTGAGTGATGTCCTTCTGTTCATACTGCAATTTGACAGTAACATGGCGTAAATTACTAGGCATAGCTTACACGCCCTTTCCGGTTTTGAATTTCAGCAAGGCGTGCTTCTAAGTCATCCATTGCCCCTCCTACAGCACTTTTAATTTGTTGTACTGCACTTGCATCCGCACTACCATTAACAGTAATGTTGATTGGTGCAGATACAGAAATTACGGAACTCCCTTCGCCAGGTAAAAGCCCCATCATTTCGCCAGTTTGTCGCCACAATGCCTTGGCCCTTGGAGTACCATTGATAGGAATCGCAGCTTCATCAGATTCTTCGGCAAACGTAGTAAGGAACAAACCTTTTCCATAAATGCCACCTTTTGCATTATGCTGGATGGATTGCCCATTAGCCGTCGCAGAGCCTTCTACTCGTGCCTGAATTGGCTTACTAAAAATAGACCTAACCCATTCCCATTTTTCACTAATCCAATCAAACAGGCCTCCAAGCTTACTCATAACCCAATCATAGAATTGGCTAAGTGCGGCCTTGGGATCTTCCCACAATAACGTGAACCATGCTTTCACTTGATCCCAGTTAGCAATTAAACCCATTGCTGCATAAATGAGCCAACCTATAGGCCCCATCATGAATGCGATAATTGCCGCTGTTGGGGATTCCCACATTGAAGTACAGAACTCAGATACTGCTTGAAAATGTGTACCTAACCAAACGAATGCGGCTATTAAAGCTACTATGGCAATAATTACGAGTCCTATTGGGTTGGCACTCATTGCTGCATTCAACGCCCATTGCGCAGCCGCGGTTGCATACATTGCGATACTACTTGCTATCATACTCGCTCTATGGATGCCCGATGCAATCACATTACGCATGGTCGCCACACGTTCGGATTCCATCATAAGCTTGTAGGCAGCGTGCGCCGCCATTACGCTATAGTAAACAGCTCTGATTGTTTTATACGCAATTACCATTCCCATTACGGCAAAGCTTGTTTTTATGATTGCTTCTGTAAGCTCTGGGTGCTCGCTTGCTACTTTAGATACATAGGCGGCCTCATTGGCCAGGGAATCTCCCAACTCGGCAAGTGTCGGTAACATCGTTCCCCCGATTGAAATTGCCACGGATTCTGTTGCTGATTGCAATCGTATCATAGCGCCTCTCGCATTATTTTGCATTGTCTCAGCCATAGCAGCAGCGGCTCCATCGCTATTTTCAAGTTCCTTTGTCAGTTGATCAAGCGCATCAGGGCCCTGGTCAATAACAGCCACCCAAGCAGATGCTGCATTAGTACCGAAAATAGTCGCAAGTGTAGCAAGTCTTTGCTCTTTGCTCATATCCTTAGTTTTATCAGCTAAGTCACGAACAATTGCGCCCATCTTACGAGGGCCATTGGTATCGTCCATAGCAATGCCTAAACTTGCTAAGGCTGCTCTTGCTTCTTCTTGCTGAGCCGTAGCCTCACTTAATGATAGCCCCATTTCCTCAATCGCTTTAGTTGATTTAGCGGAAGTCCCGGCCAACCGTAAGAAGCCCGAACGTAATGCAGTACCTGCAGCAGATGCCTTAATACCACTGTTGGCCATAATGCCGGTAAGTGCCGCAGTTTCTTCTAAGCTTGCACCAAAGGCATGTGCTACTGGTGCGGCGTACTTCATTGTTTCGCCAAGCATCTCAACATTTGTGTTTGTCTTGGTCGATGTCTTAGCAAATACGTCAGCCATATGCCCTGCATGTTCTGCACCCAATCCGAATGCAGTAAGGTCATCAGATACAATATCAGCCGTACGTGCGAGATCTGTGCCACTTGCTGCCGCTAAGTTTAAAAGTCCCGGCATACCTGCCATAATTTGTTGGGAGTTCCAACCTGCCATACCCAGGTATGTCATAGCTTCGCCTGCTTGTGTTGCGGAGAACATTGTCTTTTCGCCAAGTTCACGAGCAGTAGCCGTTAACTGTTGCATAGCTTTATCGTCAGATACAGTGATTGCTTTAACTTTAGACATCACCGCCTCAAAGTCTGCAGCTTTAGATAGCATCCCGACGAACGGAGCAGCCATTACTGCAGTAGTAGCCAGTGTGCTACCTAAATCACTGCGCGCACTTTTAGCATTGACGTCTGCAGCGATTTTATTTTGCATAGCTTTTCGCAATTTAGCGTCCTTAGCGGCGGTTTGTTCAAGTTCCTTGCCGACTCTTGCGGTTGCGTTCCGGTAGGAATCCATGGAAATAACACCTTGCTTTAATGCAGAATCCAACGCCTTTTGTTGCGTTTTCAGTTCATTCATTTTAGAACCATACTGCGTCAACGTTCCCCTGGCCTGTTGCATAGATGTTTTAAAGCTTTGGGCTAAAGCACCGTTTATAGCAAAAGCGATTTCGAACACTTTACCTGCCATAGTTCCTCCTTTCTTTTAAATTTGTATACGCAAAAAGCGCTTGATGGTTAGTCCTCTTCTTCCCTCAAGCGCTTTTCATCTTCAAGAACAAATTCTAAATCATTCACCCAATCTGCTATTTCAACGATCGGAGTAGACATCCAAAAGTTTATGCCCCCGCATTCTCTGAGCCGGAGGGCAATTCGTCTGCATTGCTGTCCGGGAGAAGGTCCATCTTCTCTACCGAACCACGTAGTAAAAAAACACTTACCTCTGCACACATTTCTGTGAATTCAGAGATAGGAAGTGTCATTAATACTTTTGCACTTTCCTTTAGGGCTATAGCCGCCACTTCGGCTTGGAATCTTTTAGAAAATGTAACATCTGGAGTCATATCGCCTTCACGGCGGACACGAAGTTCCGCCTTTGTAAAGTCAAATCCAGTTAAATTATTTAAGCCTTCTGCTAGCTTTTCGCGATCGTATGTTACCATTATTTACCCAATGCCTCCCTTACGGATGCCAAGTAATCAACACCGTTGATTACACAAACATAGTTGAATTTATCAATTTCAGTCCGAGTTTTACCACCAACAGTCATTTTGAAATACACAATTTCAAATTCTGTAGAGGTATCAGTTTTACTTGCCTGTTCAAATTTGCCAAGACCGATTTTCTTCGGCATCACTTTTGCATATACGCTAACTGCTTCTGGTACTAATTCACCTTTAGCGGAGTCGTATAATTGTTGTGCGCCACGAATTTCGATGTCGTGTACCTTTTGACTAGCAAGGTCGGTCACATCCTTGTCAATGGTATTCCATTTAATGGACATATTCATTGCCTTAGTTTGCCCGAGTACGCCCAAATCAACTTCGCCGGCAATGCCTGCACCTTTAATTGTGTCACTGATAAATTCGATATCAGGTAAGGTTACATCGGCGTAACCATATAATTCTCTGCCAGAGCTAAAAATGGCAAAGTCAATCAACTTATCTCTATGTTTAGCCATGAGTTACCTCCCTTTTAATTAAATAACGTGCTCATGTAAGATGGATCGTATTCTTGGATGAAGTCGATTTCACGAGCTGGTGTCGGAACACCTAAATATACATGGAATCGGATAATACCGTTCAACAAATCAGTTGTAGGATTTTCAGATTCCAAGAATTCAACGCGTGCACCGAGAAGTGCACCAGATGCTACGTGTCCATTTAACCAGGCATTGGCACTATTAACGATATTATTAATCAAACGTTTATTGGTTGGATCGTCAATTTTAGACCAGAAAGAAGTGATCAACGTGTTAGATACCCAGTTGAACATACGACGTACAGGGATAAAGGAATCCTTAACATCTGTATTAGACGGATACGCAGTCGTACGATTGCCCCAAGCTCTC